GTAAACTGTTGGCCTGCAAAACTACCTTTTCTTATTGAACCAATACCAGCACTTACAAATCTATGAACGTACGCTTGATCTGTAACACCTATTGCAACTGAACCACCTCTATATCCTGAACCAAATGTTAGATCCTCAAAGAATTCATAAGCAATACCGCCACCAACGTATGTGTGAACAATCGTACTAGGACCTGCTTGCACCTCAAACGTTCTATCAGAGACTATCCCTACAACAAATAATGGTCTTTCATGATCTTGGAAGAATGTTGTAGTGACTCCACTATATCCAACACAACTAAATTCTAAATTCTTCAATTTGACTGTATTTGGTCTCTCTAATCCAAAACCATGAACTTCGTTAGTTGTAACTGTTATGATTCCTGTTGTATTGCTGTAAACAGCAGTCTGAACACCAAGATTAAATCCAGAAGATGTTCCAATACCCACTATACTTGTTATAGCACCAGCAGCATTTTTAAATGGCTTTACCTTTGCACCTTGCAATGGAGCATAACCTAATCCAGCAGTTGAACCAAGAGATACAATCAAACCTCCTCTTGGAACTTGATTTTGATTAATGTCACCTTCTGAAATGATAAATTGCCCATTTTCAGATGTAATACCCGTAAATTGTATAGTTGAAATACCTGCTGTTGTATCTGCAATAATTTCATAATTATTACCAACATTGTTTGTAGTTAAAGGTGTTTGGAAAACTCCGTTAATGAATACCACTCCATTTCCAACTCCTATGCCTGAAGAAGTATTTGCTCCACCAACAGTTAAAGAATAAGTTTTTCCGATGCCTGTAAATGAATCAGATATATCATCAAACAACATATTTGTTGTGTAATTACTTCTTAAAAAGGTTCTACCACTAAAATCTGCTTTGACAAAAGGTAGATTACTAAGATTTCTTCTCGATCTGGTATTTCCTTTTGGAGGTTCAGTAAAAATTACCTTACTATCTACAATATTAAATGTTCCTCTGTGAACTTTAACAAGTGCATTATCGGCATGAGTTGAAGCTGATATTCCTAATTGACCTCTTTCAACTCTTACAGTAGGTAAAGTTGCAATCCCAAGTGCTACGTCAGTTGCATCATTTATCAATCCATTTGATGTACTTGAGAGTCCAACCTCAGTTATTGTCATATACTCTTCATCTATCTTCAAAACATCTGATGGTTGAATTGAACTTATTCCACTTAATACAAATTGAGTTTGAGCTATACCGATATTTCCATCTAATGTATGTGTAATTCTTGTGAACGTAATTGGTTGTTGTACAACACCATCTAAACCAATCATTGTTTTCGTCAATTGCTTGGCCATAGAAATTTTATGGGAATTACCTGAACCAGTTCCAGTAAAAGTAACTACATTACCAGAATTAATATACTCAGGTCTTGTAACTAATTGGAAGCTATCTTTGTTTATTACTTTTGCAAATACTGTTGATGGAAGAATTGTTGTAACAATACCTGCCATATTCGTCGTAGATCCGATTGATACAGCGGTAGCTGATGTTCCAACAAAAGTTGTTTCTGGAGAGTAAACTAATTCCTCTCTATTACTGAAGAAATGATCTGGGATATTGAATATACCAGTTGTTTTATCTAAAATACCTGTGTTTGTAGGATCAAAAGTTTTTGTGTATATTGGAACACCCTGATGAGTTAAATTAAATATTTTTTTATCAGATCTTTTACCATTTTTTCCATCATAAGCTGTTAAAAACAATTGTTGTGTAACTGGCCCGTAATTCAAGTTAGGAGGAGTATTGTTGAAATCATTTTCAGTGTAAAAAATTTGATTGAAAGATTGAATTTTGATTAAAGAATTAAATTCAGAATCTGGATAGAATCTTAAATTTATATCATTGCCAACTATCTCTCCACCAAATGTACCAATACCAGATGTAGATCCTACTGATACAAATGGATATTGTACAGTAAGGACATCATCATCATCTCTAATTGTTACTAATTGATGAATTGCAGAAGTGTTTCCACATGAAACTCTTACTAACGATTTTACAGTGCTGTCTAAATTTTTATTAATTGTATTGTATGTAATGGCACTTCCAGTTCCAGTAATAAAACCTGACTCTAATCTTGCACTTCTTTCAGCACCAGGAGGTTGACCTAATACTGAATATCTGTAAGTAGCAATTCCAGCAGTTGTAGTTCCTAATCCTACAATATTTGCTCTAATATCTAAATTGTTAGCACTGTTATTTTCACATTGTAATTTAATAAGATTGTTTTCAAATTTTGCTGTGATAATACCCACTGCACTATTACTTAATCCTTTCTTAGTGTCAAAATATGCTTGGGACATTGTAGGTTTGACACCATCAAAATCAAGAATTATTTCATTATAATTAATTTCTTTTGTAGAATTATCTTGCACAAAAATATTTGCATATAATCCATTAAAATCTGTCTTAGGAAATTCTACAATAGTTGATGTAGTTGCAGTTGATGCGGTGCTTACAACACCTGTTAAATCAATATTTCCAATTGATTCTGTGCCTATACCTACTAAGTCAGTGTTAAAGTCAATCTTTAATATTTTTATATCATGATCTTTTGTAAATTTCTCTGTTGGATCAAATGTTAAATTTTTCACTCCAGTTTCAAGAATTTCTGTAGAGAAATCACCTAATTTTAATGTAGTAAAATCAGTTGATTTTTCAAGTAAAAAGGCATCTAACTCGTTTGTTAAAACAACTAATTCTGAGAATTGAATATCTAATGTATCGGGATCAACAATTTGTATTAAATAATTTCCATAATCTTCTGATAGAGTCTCTATCAACGTATCATTTGCCTTATTACCTGTGTTAGAAAAATTATTACTAATATCATCATGAATTAGCACTCTATTTGATTTACACCTTGTAAAATCTGATAATTTTTTAGTTGATAATTCTAAAAATTTAGATTTATTAGTTCTAGAATCAAAATCTCTTGCAAAGTCAAAATTATTAATTGCATCCACTCTTTGCGAATCATTCAATTCAAGAATGTTTAATACATCAAGAGTTATTGTGTCATTTGTCTTTGAAGTTGTTCCAATACCTACTTTTACCTGTGATTCAACAGAAGTATCTGAAAAATTTTTTAATCCTGCAGGATGAATCAATCTATTCAATGGATTATTGAATTTTTCCCACTCGACTGTACTCTTTACTGTGTATGATAAATTTTGATAATAATCATTATCAGGTATGACTTGATAATCTGTATTTAATTTTCCTATATCATCTAACCACCCATACTCTTTCCTATTAGAAAAATCAACTTTAAATTTAGCTTTATTTCCATTTATTTTGATAACAGTTGCTGTAATACCGCTAACTTTACCTGTAATTCGATCATTTACCTTAAGATTAAATTTACCATCTACTTTTATGTAATCATCTCTTATTTCAACAATCCTTAAATCAGTTAAATTATTACCTATTGATAATAGTTCATTTAACTCAAATTCACCTCTAGTTTGTACAGGTCTTATGTCGGGATATTTATTTTTATTAATTATGGTGGCATAACCTGATTGAAAAGTTTTTGCGATGCCAGGATTAGTTGTCAACCCTGATAAATTAAATTTAAGAATTGCTTCTACACCTGATATGTAATCCTCAACCTTAAAGAATTTAAAGTTATAATTTTCTGAATTAAATCCATCTCCTGTTGATGTAACTGTGGAAATTCCCCCTTGTGTATTACCTATTCCAAGATCACCAAGTAATTGTATTCCCTCAACAAATATTTCATCGCCTATTGCAAAGGGTTGAGGATCAACAAAACCATTAAATGGTGTTTCAAGAAAACAAGTTACCACTCCAGAATTACTTGATATTATTGAATTGATACCTACACCATTTGAATTATTAATTGCAATAATTTGATGATTTATAGAATCCAATCCTGATACAGGTGCTAATACCTGAACACTAGATACAGTTTGACTTGGGGCGATTGCAACTAATGATGAGTTGTCAACAATAGTATTTGTTACTGGATTAAAAATAAGCAAATCAGGTGCATTAATATAGTCTATACCACCACTGATAATTTCAACAGATTTTACTACATCAAGGTTATCAATTTCAAGAACGGGTGCAACTTGAGCTTCTGGACTTAATGTTTTATCGGAAGAATATTCATAACCAATGTCTATAATTCTAACATCTTTAATTCTACCTATTGTTTTTGATTCTGGGACAATGTTTGCATTGGTACCCTCTACACTTATTACTGACTTGAATTTAGGTAATTTTTTATAATTAAATCCTGATGATAATATTTTAAAGTTTTTAATTTTTCCTTTAACATTGAGAGATTTTGTTGAGTATTCTAATTTCTCACAATCAGTGCTTAAATAAGTTGTAAGTTCTGGTACTTTAGGTGATATATTAAATTTATTAGTTGTAACTCCTGATATATTATATACACCTGAATATACACTATCTACAAAAACAATTTCATTTGCACGTATAACATCAGTATCTGATGTGCTTATATAACCACCTTTTGTTACTCCATAATATAAAGTTTGTGGTGTTGATGATGAAAAATTAACTGTTAAGGCAGCACCGACATTTCCAGGATTTCCTAAAGAAGATAAATTGAAGTTTGATGTATCTTGAGAACTAAGATATTCATTAGTTAAATTATTATCGTAAAATACTTTAAATTGATATCCAGATAATGATGAATCTGATAAATTAAAACTTAATTTAGAATTTTTATATGATGTAATTTTAGGATTAATCAAAGATACTGATTGATTTGCACCACCAGTATTAGCAGTTATTGATACTATTTTTGGTGGAGTTGTATATAAATCATTTGAAGTTTCTGCTAATTGAAAATATCTATTATTAATTTTATTAACAAAATATGATCCAACACTTAAACCTGTTGCAGATCCTTGATAAAATACCTTATCACCTGTCACTAATCCATGATTATCAACATCAATACGATTTGCTTCAACATCAGAAGAATTAAATGTAATTGAATTCAACAATAGTTTTTGATATTCTGAATTGAATTTTACTGTAATCGGTGTAGTTGTTCCAATACCAACTGCAAGGTTTGGTACAACATCCATTTTTACTATATCACCATTCTGTAATCCATGAGTTGAAGTATCTGCTGCAGCAACATTTGTTTCGACTGTAGTTATTACTTTGTCTATATCTCCAGTGATTTGATCAAATTTAGAACTTAAATTATACAATCCTGATCCAATTCCTGTTTGTGTTCCATTGGAGTGGAAAAATAATCCTTCACTTGTACTTCCGATACCAACTTTGGTTGTTAACAATCCAACAAAATTTTTACCTTTATCAATAATGTAAAGATCCATGGATTGACCACTTAGTGGTATTTGGAAAGTTTGCACTTCCCCATTATCTGAAACTCCAAATTTAGCAGATCCAGTTTTTTTATTTAATGATACTTTTTGACCAGTCTTAAAAGGATGATTTGGAATATGTATAGTCCTTGTTGGGATTGATAAACTTTCTTTGACATTACCTATCCAATAATCAACACTAATACCACCACCAGCTGTTGTTCCTACACCAACTGACTGTTTACCATTAAAATATACAATATCATTTACCTTTGAATCAAATTTTTTAGTTTTAACTGGTATATTAATTGAAGTATTAAGAAAGTCAATATTAGATCCAAGTGTATGAGCAATACCAGTATTTCTCAAAGCACGTATTGTTCTTCGTTCATTAAATAATTCTAAAACTTTTAGAACTTCAGTATTTGTTGTATTTCCTGATCCAACTCTTATTGATCCACCAACAGATATTGTATTTGGAATTTTAGTTACAACAATATCTACAATATTAGAACTTGTAGATTCAGTCATTGACCGTGATAAACCGACTCTATCACTTTTAACTCCCACATTAAAAGATCCTGCCAAATTAACAATTGTAGTGCTAAGTCCTGATATCAATGCTGAATTTAGATTATCAAATTCCATGAATGGTTGATATGTTGCAACTACTTCGTTATTATTTTTCCATGTAAAAATTGCATCCTCAAAACGTTCCAGTGAAGTATCTAATCTACTAATATCAATACCAACTATTTCGCTAACTTCCGCACTAAAACCAGATCCACTTGTTTCTTGACTGTCAAAATTCGTTACATCCCCTACTCTATACCCTGTTCCTCCATCTAAAATAACAAGATTATCGATTCCCCCCTGAGTAACCGATAGCACCTGTGTTGATTGCCTTAATGCCTCATTCGATTCAATAATAAAATCATTATCACCGAATTTTTCATCTACATTATGAGGAAATGTATTTCTCAATAAATTAGAATTATTAAAATCAAAATCATGATTCATTGATAAATTATCTTGAATTACTGGAGATCTAAAACTTTTACCTATGAAATATGGATATTTTGATTCTATTTGATTTGTGGTAGATCCTAACTCTATAGTAGCAAAATAAGCATATACTCCATTAGGAAATTCAGGAGTTTTTCCAAATCTACCATTATGAATATCTAAATCACCAGACTCATTAAAATAATAGTCATCAATAAAGAAACCTGCTGCAAATCCACTTGGTCTATTAACAAGATTAGTATCATTTAAAATGTAAGAGGTTTCAATTATCTTAAGATCAGAATTTATATTATTTGGATCAGAGTAACCAAAAGGTCCATATATTGGATTTCCATCATATGCCCATCCAATAATTGGTGAGTGTTTTGTTATTTTATCAAATTCACCATTATCTTTAATATCAAAAGAATTTTCAAGTGAATTTGCGATATTTTGAGAATATCCAAATACACCAAAATTTAAGAAATCTTCTCTTGAAGTAAGACTAAAATCACCAAATCTTGTGCCATTTACAGTTAATGATCTTACTCTTCCATTTAAATTAGCATTTATCCCTCTTGGTTTTACTCTTGCTGTTGTTGAAAAACTACTGTAACCTATTCCAGAATTTATTACAATCGTATTAATAATTTTACCATTTTCAATAACTGGTCTAACTATTGCACCAGTTCCGAAATCATCAGATATTTCTATATCAGGTAAAGAATTATAATTTTTTCCTTTATTAACGACAACTACTTCTTCAATTCTACCATCAACTACAATCGGTTTTACTGCAGCAGAAGATCCATTAAGAATATTAATTTTAGGTTTAATTTGATGATTTAATATTTTTGATCCATAGTCAGTTCCCTTCTCGTAAAGATATGCATCGATAATTTCACCAGTAATAACAGGAGTTAAATTAATATTACCAGTAACAGTCGAAGCAAAGGAAACGTTTATATCAATTGTTATATCTGGATACTTAAATACATGGTATCCTGCACCAACAGATGTTAAATTAACAAATTTATTTCGGTCATAATCTAAGGTTGATGTTCCACCAACACCAGCATTTGCTAATTTAAATGAATCATCATCAATTTTTTTGATTATGTAAGAGTCGGTAATATTTAATCCACCAATATAATCATTATTAGGTTGCTCTCCACCTCCCGCTAATCTAAGAGTATTTGAATAATTAACTATCTCTCCACTTTCAAAACCATGATTTACAAAATTAATTGTGTCATATGAGGTTGATATTCCAGATGCTGCATCAACTCTTAGTTTTCGATAAGTGTATCCTTCACCAGGATTAATAACCTTTACTGAAAATAAAGTATTAACATTTTCAGTTCTAAATTTGTGTGTACCACCAAAGACTGTATCTGTTGCTAATCCAACAGTATTAACTCCGACTGCATTATTTTCACTAAAAAGTGCGTCAGATGCATTATTAAATATTCTAACTGTTGATGAATTAATTACTCTAACAAAATATGGATCACCATCTGATAATGCACCTGTAATAGCTTGTGAACCATCAAATGCATTACCAGTGGTAATTGGTTCGTTACCGTTGCTGTTATAGTAAACTAGTTGCCCGTTTTCAAGATTATGTTCTTTTTTAAATGTAATTGTTTCTTCAGTAGTGTCTATACCACCTCCAAAAAATATATCTCTACTATCAAATTCTATCGTTCTAAATCTATTACCCACGACTGGTTGTAATTTACATCCTGATCCATTACCTCCAGATAATGAAATACTATCAACTGCTTCAATATCAAAATTTTGAGGATCTACAAGGATCTCTTTTACAGTTCCTTTTATTACTGGTTCAACCAAAGCTTGACCTCCAGTTAAATTTTCAACTTCTATTATGGGAGGGTTTAATACATCATAACCATCACCTGTATTAAATACATCAATCTTTTCAAGAGGTCCGTAGTAAATATTATCATCGGAAATTGGTGATCTTATCTGAACACCATCTCTTAATATACCTATATCATTAACTGGTGTTTCATGTTTAGAAGATACAAATAAATTTTGAGATAAGGGGATTCTTCTTAAAATTTTATCAACATATAGTTTTTT